ATATTTTATTTTTTCACATTTATTCGGTTTCTCTATACGTTTACCTCTACACAACGATTTTTTACCTTGTATGCGGTATAGTTGTCTGCGCGTTTTATTCGAAGTAGTCATATACATCTACTGTAGAAAAAATAGTCGCATTCTCTGGATTATCTTTTTTCTGTGCCAACCATAACGTATTCGTGACTCCATTGGGATATGTTTCTATATTTTGAAATCCTACCTTCACTAAATGATTCATCATATTATTATTGTAATAATCATGGATATTGGGTTCAATAATGGTAAATGCCCATAAACGCGCTCGACTGTTGTGAAATATCGACTGTAAAATGAACGGATCCATATCCAATATGGCGATCGTTCCATTCGGTTTCAAAACTCGATATATTTCTTGTAGAATCCGTAACGAGGGTTCCAGCGGTATTTCGTGAAATAAAAACTGGCAAGAAACTAAATCGACCGAATTGTCTTCAAAGGGCAATGTCTCTGCGTTTGCGTGTATATATCCCATTTTTTTATTCATTAAAATGGTCCGTAACGTTGCTATCGATAAAAAATAGGGGCTTAAATCAACGCCTATTATTCGAGAGGAATTGGGAAATGTATTATATAAATATTCGGTTGAAATTCCGATAGAACATCCTAAATCTACTATAGAATCAATATGTTTATGATGATTATGTTGATTCCAATACTGTTTGATTAGATTAGTAGTATTATAGCGTAAAAATTTAGCGGCTATCATGGGGGAGTAATATTTCAAATAATTCAAGGCAATATTCAATGTAGCCGTTTCCGCTTCTAATGCGGCTTTCCATTCTAAATTACCATTGTCATAGCAATGAAACTGTTTTAAATAGTATTTGGGGTATACTATACTTTTATTTTCGACGCAATTGTGATACATTTCCAAAGTAGGCAATTGATTCTCGTAATATTCTACAGTAGAATTCCAATTGATTCCCGAACGTTCCGCTCGTTCAATAAACCATTTTCGTGCGGATGTTTTTATATTATAATTCAAACGACTCCATATATCGGTAGTTTGGCTGTATTTCATCCACATGAATCCGGGGGGTTTTATTGAAAAGGAAGCGGCGGATACTGTTAGAGTTAAGTAAAAGAATAGTTTGAGAATACGAATCATCATTTGGTTTTCGTATAATTATTAAGTTATCTCTATATATTTTTATGGTTGATTTTAATTATAAAGTTGTTCATCGCCTACTATATACTCTATATTATTTGATAATTCACGCATTTCATCATGGTTTTTATATTCATCGAATTTTTCTTTAATTTTCATTAATAAATATTGAATATACATTTTAGCCGATTCCGAATTCACATTGGCTAACACATCGCGCTGAGGCACTGGTTCAAAAAGCCAGGTATATAAGGCAAATAACGTACATATATTTTCTAACATGGGTTTATTATTATAGGTTTCGTATCCCGATGTAACAAAAATATTATTTTGCGTCTCAATCGCTTTCGCTAATTTACTGGTTCCAAACCATACAAATTCGCTGCGTGAGTAATCATTACTATCATAGAGTGTATATTCATTATTCTGTTTATAAATACATACCGCGTGTCCGGCCACTTTTTGAGACGTCAAACGCACTAAATAATGACCATCGTGTCCATGTCCTAATAATTGATTCCATATTTTTGGATTTGAGTTGGGTATTATATTTTTTTTATCGATACTAAGATTACAATAATATAAGGGCTGATTATCTATACTGGTTTTGATATTATGAATGATCATTTCATATATCGTATCGGAATGAAATAATATATTAAATCTATAGTTTGTATATTTATTCTGAACGTCGTTTGCTAATGAACGTTTTGAATTGTTATTTGTTTTACGGAAACTACGTTGTAAGGCGGTGCTTGGTTGATTTATTGATGTGGTTTTATAAATATCATCTAAATTATATTTTGATTTTGTGCTATTTGTTCTAAATGGTTTTTTCAAAGTAGTGGATTTTCTTGTTTGCGATTTATAGGGAGTCTTACTAGGTGATTTAAATCGCACAGTTTGTTTAGATTTTGGCATATAGGTAATATGGTTATATATAATATAACATTATAGGATAAATTATATGCATGGGTATTTTTGGAATTGAATTGTTAAAATGATAATATTTGAATATTTTTCCATACCATACATTATACTACAAACAATATTAACATTTATTGTCCATACCATACATTATAAATACGACCTTTGTTTAAATTATTTCTTAAGTTATTATATTATTTTAAGGGTGTCAACCGTATTTACTACCATTTCAAATTTTCATTCTATAATCATTAAAAATTTAAACATATTATATAAAAATATAACATATTTAAAACAAAAATCCAAAAATAACCTTTAATTAAAGGACTCTAGTTACTGTAAGCAATGCCTGCCATGCCGCTCATGACACGTAACACGTTGTAAGATAGAGCATATACTCTAACCTTAGCAGTGTTTGTTCCTGAAACAGTTCCAGAAGATAAAACCAATTGAAGAACAGCGTTATCAATACGTGAAAAGTTGCACGAACCGCTGGGTTGATGTTCCTCAGGCCTTAGTGCGAAAGAATACACGTTGATACCAGTGTCAGGTGCTCTGGTGTGATGTTGGAATGGTTGGACAACATCGAAGTAAGATCCTTCACGTTCGGAGAATCTATCTTGGCCGTTAAGTTGTAACTTGGCAGTAACAACTGGGTTCTCACCCCAGCAATGCATGTCAAGAGCAGTTTCAGCAAGAACGAATGTTCCAGCATCAGATACACCTGATGGTTCAGCTCCTGAAAACCCAGCCCATGAGTTAGGAGCAGTATCTGGTGATACATCAAGAGCACCAGGTGATTCAAATAATCCAGCACTGGTAATGAAAGCATTGACACCAGAAGTAGCATCTTGTGCGCCAAACGCATGGATAGCATTGGGTAGAGCATCAATCGCATCAGTGTAGTTGAATGGTTGGGCTCCAAGTGTCTTGTATAGTGTGTTACCACCTTCCAAGGATGCGCAGTAGTCAACGTTGGCATCTGGTTGGACAACCCAGATCAATTCCTTACAAGGATGATTGAAGTTCAACTTGATCTTATTGGAAGATGATCCAACAGATTCATCACCAGTGAATTGAAGTTGCTCAATCAAGTATTCGTGAGGATTTTGTGCCATCTTTCTTCTCTCATCAGTATCAAGGAAGATATAGTCAATGTAAAGAGAGGCAGCAACAAGGGATTGCTGGTAAGCAACTGGGGCCGATTGTGATCCAGGTCCATCTAATGATTTTACAGCCCATAGACATTCACCAATAGGACGAATATCCAAGTTAATCTTAACTTCGTGGTATTGAAGTGCGATAAGGGGAAGGGCAAGACCGGGGTTCTTGGTGAACCAGAATTGAAGAGGAATGTACAAGGTTGTTTCAGGAAGTGACTTTCTGGGAGCACATACTTGTGCTGGTCCTCCAGAACCAGCGCATGGTCCAGCAATATCGGCAAATGTTGGGTCAGTGATATAGGTAAGCTGAGTGGTGTGACCAATCATCTTCCAGTATCCTCTTTGTTGTTCGGATGTCATGGTGAGTTGGTTCCAGATGTGCATCCAGTCACCATATTGACGGTCGATTCTCTGACCACCAATTTCGACTTCTACTTGAGAAACCATTTGCTCACCGATGTAGTCTAACCAACGTGCGTGTTTAACTCCAGTAGCTTCGGTGCTAGAAGTAATTTCTGGAAGAGTTACTTGTAAATAGGTTCTGTAAGCAAGGTCACCGTTTCTGGATAAAACAGCACTGACGCGTCTTCCAAAGTCAGCCTGTCCTTGGAATGTTTGTTCAATACTCTCCATCGCAAAGTTTGTGTGTCTTCTGTATGACACTTTCCAGTAAGTAATTTCGGGGGTTCCGGTCAAGAACAAGTCTTGAGCTCCGTAAGCTACAATTTGCATAAGTGCGCCTGCCATTTTGTCTCAATATAAAATGCCTAAACATTTTATTTTTTTGGAATTATTCGTATACACTACATAGTGACTACTAAAAAAATTATTTATGAAATGATTTTCATGAAAAAATCCACTACTAGTTATAGAATATTCATGGGTCAGAACAATGATAGAAAATGCCCAAACAAATGATAAAA